GTCACCCCGCAGGGGCGGGACTGCTTCGCCCTGTACGTGCAGAAGTGGCAAAGCGAATTGAGCTTGGGCGACTGGCGCATTGAGCTGTCCACCAAGCCCGCCGCAAAGAGGAACATGGCTGAGGTCGACAGCTTCGACCTAGCAGCGCGGCTTGCCACCTATCGCATCGGCTCGGACTTCGGCAACACGCCAGTCACCGACATGAGCATCGAGCAGATCGCCTGCCATGAGGTGTGGCATGTCCGGCTGCATGAACTCATCGAAGTCTGCCGCAACCCTGCGTCCACCGACGAGCAGATCGCGAGCGCAGAGCATGCGGTGATCCATGCCGCTGTTCGCGTGTGCGTTCCAGTGGCAGATCCGGTGTTCGTGAAGAAAGCCTGATATGCCAGCGCCCAAGGTCCCCGAAGGCGAGTTCATCGAACTGTGGCGAACCCACAAGTCCGCCGCGAAGATCGCCAAAATCATCGATTGCACCGTGACGATGGTGCACAAGCGCAGGCGCAATATCGAGCGGCTCCGTGGAATCAAGCTGGAGGCCGACGCGCCGCAAGCTGCTCGCTACGAGCGGCTGCAAACAGCCCACCAGCATCCGCAGCGCTTTGACCTAGGCATCCTGAACGGAACAATCATCGTCTTCTCGGATTGCCACTACTGGCCTGGTATCCGCACCACGGCGCACAAGGGACTGCTGCATCTGATTCGCAACATGCAGCCGCAGGCAGTGGTCTGCGGCGGCGATGCCTTCGACGGCGCCTCCATCAGCCGGTTTCCTCGGATCGGCTGGGACTCGACGCCCACGCTCGTTCAGGAGCTGAACGCCTGCTCGGCGGCCATGGGCGAGATCGAGGAGGCCGCGAAGAGCGCGCGCCACAACGTGTGGCTGCCATGGTGCTTGGGCAATCACGACGCCCGTTTCGAGAACCGGCTCGCGGCCAACGCACCGCAGTACGAGCAGGTGCACGGCTTCAGCCTGAAGGACCACTTCCCAGCGTGGAAGCCGTGCTGGTCCGTCTGGAATGGCAAGACGGTGATCAAGCATCGCTTCAAGGGCGGCATCCACGCCACGCACAACAACACGATGTGGGCCGGCGTGAGCATCGTGACAGGGCATCTGCACCAGCTCAAAGTGACGCCCTTCGACGACTACAACGGCACGCGCTACGGGGTGGACACGGGCACGCTGGCCGACCCGCTGGGGCCGCAGTTCGAGAACTATCTCGAGCAGTCGCCGACGAACTGGCGATCAGGCTTCATCGTCCTGTCGTACAAGGACGGGCAGTTGCTGTGGCCTGAGGTGGCTAAGGTCTTCGCGCCGGGCTTCATCGAATTTCGGGGGCACGTCATGGATGTGAGCATGTTATGAGCGAAGAACGAGTCAGTGTCCTCGCCGAAGCGCAGGGCCTGGTGCACGGCGACCGCAACGCGGCGTACGGAGCGCCGCTCGATGACTTCTCCCGCACTGCGGCCATGGTGAGCGCGATGCTGGCGCACAAGCTCAAAGAGTCGATTACCGCCGAGGAACTGGGGCTGATCATGTGCTGCTCCCGCCAGATCCACAAGGCCAAGCGTGACAACCTCACGGACCTTGCCGGATACGCCGAGTGCGTTCAGTGGTGCATTGACGAGCGCGCGCGAAGGCAAGCCGCCGCCGACTGATTTGCAGTTGTCTCCGTGGCCCTTTGCGGCCCATTCGCCCCTCTGGCCTTCGGGCTGGAGGGGCTTTTTGTCGCTTTGAGCAACCTACAATGCGCCTCCCAACGTAGAAGGCGACCCATGCAACTGTTGAAAAAACACTCTCTTGCCGAAGTCGAGGCCGTCATCGCCAAGGCGCTGAACGAGCTCGCCGGCAGCAATCCAGACGACCATGTGCAGGTCTCGCTGAATAATCTCCAGTTCAATGAGCTGCTTAGCTCCGCGTCCTGCTCTATGCAGATCTCCGGAGTAATGTCCGAGTTTCTGCGCGGCGCCGTCTAACGGCCGATCCATTTGCGCCCCTCCTGCCAGCCCGCCCGCTTGATCTTCCGCCATGCGAACGTGCGCTCTCCCGGCAGGTAGATGCTGTCCTTGCGCTTGGCAACGAACCCCTCTAGCTTCAACGCGAGCACGACCTGCGAGAACAGGCCTGCATCGGCGGGAAAGTCGCCCACGTACAGCAGTGATCGCTTCGGCGCGCGGGCCAGTAGTTTCTTGAGCAGTGCCTTGCGCTCGACCAGCGGCAGGCCGGTCACGTTGCGCCCGTCGTGCACCAGGATGTCGAACAGGCACAGCGTCACGGGGTCACAGTCCTTGTACCAGCACCGTCGCCGCGCGCGGTCCTGCAGGCGGTTGAAGTCGGCCCGGCCGATGTCGTCCAGCACGCAGGCTTCGCCATCGAGAACGTGCGGCCCGCCCGGCAGCTTGGCCAACATCTCGGCGACCTCGGGATACCAGCGGGTGCAGTCCTTGCCCGTTTGCGTGCGCAGCTGTACGCCATCAGGTCCGATCCCGGCCAGGGTCCGGTAACCGTCGAATTTGATCTCGAATATCCAGTCTGGGTCGGTGAATGCCTTCACGGGCCTCTCTGCGGCCTGCATGGGCCGGAAATCATCGACGCTCAGCGCCACCCGTCCCTCAGCCGTAAATCGATCTTCGCGGCGACCTCGCGCACGCGCCTTGCAGTGTTGGGCTTGCCAGCAGCATCGAACTCACGGGCGAGAAGATCCAGCTCCCGAAGCACTGCGGCGCGTTCGTTGTAGATGCCGACCGTGGCGCACTCTAGGCCGTAGCTCTCGAGTTCCTGTCCCGGGCGAGGCTTGGGCAGGACGGGGACGTCAAGGGGCGATGATGGAGGCGGCGCTGTCGTCACGCCTGCCAGCATACCCCGCGGGTCGCCGGTGCAATCTCAGTGCAATCTGCCGCTCGGCAGTGCCATTTTCAGGCGGTCAGGCAGGGGTCGCTCTCTCTGAAGATCAGTGTGCGCGCTGCCGTGCACAAGCCTTCACACGGCAGGGGCCAGTGGTTCGATCCCACTACGACCCACCAGTATTTGCGCGGTTTGTTGCTCCAAATTCCATAGCGCAAATCCGCTCAGTGTAATTCCCGGTGTAGTTCTTCAGGCCCGCTTCGCGCGGGCTTTCTTCTGAGGTGCCACCAGCGAGCCCAGTTTTCCAAGCGCCTCCCGTTGCTGCTCCACCTGCAGGTGCGCGTAACGCTGTGTCGAGGCGATGCTGCTGTGGCCCAGAATCTTGCTCACCGTGTAGAGGTCCACTTTCAGCCCGATCAGGATGCTCGCGCAGCTGTGGCGCAGGTCGTGGAAGTGGACATGCTCCAGGCCGACACGCTCGCGCGCGCGGCGGAATCCTGACTTCACTCCCTCGTACTTGATGGTCAGCGGCAGGTTCTTCAGGTGCGGCCTCAGCGCCGGCACGATGGGAACAACCTTCGGCTTGAAGGTCTTTGTGTGGCTTCGCGGGATTGAGATCGTGTCAGCCCCGATGTCCTGCGCGCGGATCTTGCACACCTCGCCGCGGCGCGCGCCGGTCAGCAGGGCAACCCAGATGGCGGTCGCAACCTGCTCGCTGCATGCGTCGGCCAGTTCGCGCACCTGCGCCACTGACAGGAACACCTCGCGCTGGTTGTCTTCTGGTAGACGCTCGATCTTCAGGCCGTAGTTCTCCGGGATCTTCTTGGCCTTCCACGCGAGCGACAGGCCTTTCGTGAGCGCGCCGAGGCTGCGATTGATGGTGGCAGCCTTGTAGGCGGGCGCCATGCTGCCGTCTTCCTTCTTGACCTTGCGGGTCGCGTCCTTGATGAACTCTTGGGCGCACTGCTCCGCCTCGCTGGCGCGGTACTTCTGCGCCCACGGGTACAGTCGCGCAGCGTGGAATTTCGCCGTCTCAGGACTTCGTAGGTGCTGGTCACAGTGCTCGCCGTAGAGCTCCAGCACATCCATCAGCGGCGGGTCGCCGGGGATGACCGGCGCACGTTGACGGCCCACGGCCGCGCGCAGCTCGGCTTCTAGCTGCTTGGCATCACCCGCAGTCGCGCCCTCCGGCAGAGTGCGGTGAACTCGCTTGCCCCGGACCATGATGCCGACGTGGCGGCGGCCGTCTTTGTCGATCCAGGTTGACACTGGTGTTTCCTCAGCCAGGCTTTGACTTCCGGCAAATCATAGCGTTTGCCCCGCACGCCCACGGGCGTGTACGGCAGACCCTGCAGCTCCAGCCGACGCACCGTCGACTCGCTGATGTGCAGCTGGGCGCACAGCTCCTGTCGTGTGATGTCGCTCATGCTGCCAACCGGCCTTCAGCAAAGATGGGCTCACTGCTAGCGACTAGCCTCGGCTTGCCGGCGACGTTGTACTTCGGGCGCAGTAGGACGATGTAAAAGGACTCGAGCTCGGTCAGATCGGCGCGCTTGGCGGTGAGATAGCACCACCGGTTGAACTCCTTGATGCCTTCGGATGCATGTGTGGCAATGCGGCTCATGATATTGATCGACTGGCCCACGTAAACGACCTCCGCATCGTCCAGCAGGAAATACACTCCGCACACCGGCTTGCTGGTGTTGATGGGCGATGATGCATTCGCAAGCTCCTCGCGCAGCCGCGGGATGTCCTTGATGGCCCGGATGGCGCGCTTGGGCGCCTGAGGGGATGCGGGCGGCTTCAGGGCCATGGCGTTCGCCGCGCGCTCGCGCAATGCGGCCAGCCGCTCGTACTCTGTCGCGACCTTGAGGGCGTTCGCCGCCGCAGT